CTATCTAATCCAACCGTCTTAGTAACTTTTGTCGTAGTATTATCCTGTTGTAAATAATATTGGAGAATATCCCAAGAATTCGCTAAGATACGCGGTGCAGTATTATAAATAGCACCTAATACAACTGTATCCGCAGATGAATATTTAATACTATACCACCAATATGGTGGAATATAGAGTACATATCCTTCTAAAACATCAAATTCTAGATATTTGATTTTTTCGATATCATGCGTCCATTTCTGATTTGTTGGAGATAATGGATTCCATGCATCGATGGGTGACCTAAATTCATATGTAGTAAAATCCGTAATCGGATGTAGATATTTCCGACTCTTCCATGGTGTCATTTTTACAGATATTTTCCCCGACGATATTATATAGAACTGGCGCTCATCAGTATGATATCGCAGAGGAGTATATGCGCCCTCCGATCCCTGTAATAAATCATATTTTGTTTGTATAGTGAAAGATGGTTTTAGATATGGATTCAGTGCTTCGTATTCAGAATAAAGCCCCGATTCTTCGATATATTCTAAATTCCCCTCAGTAATAAAATGGGCACGAGAATCCGCCGCCGCTAATCTTCTAAAACTATCATATTTCAGGGGAACTGAATCGCCACTGGAATTTGGATTTAAAAAATCCATTGTATCACGGACTTTTATATCGTAAGAGGAATGTTTAAGAAATGTCGCCGAGTCCAAGTCCGTGAATATATCCTGATTTACCGATTTAAATTCGAATAAAACCGGTTGTTTTGAATTACATATTTCATGTAATTGTTGATTAGTAGTATAATCCATTTCATAAATTTCTAAATCTTCACTTTTTTTGAACTGCGCCATTATATGGACATATAAAAAAATGATTAAAATAAAAATGAAAAGACTAATATAAAATTCCATGTTTGTTTATGAATATTGTGGGTTTTATTTATTTTATATTTAAACGCTTTTACCTTTACATTTAAAATATGTATCTAATAATGGAATACACTCTTGATAATTATTATCATTCTTACTCATACATCTATTGAACTCAATACTATAGATATCTAAATCATTACAGATTTTTTCATTTTTTGGTTCAGATTTTTCTTCGGGTTTTCCAGTAAAGATACTATCTACTACTTTATGTCCAATTGAAGATCCAGCACCTAAAGCCATACCTTGAATCATCGTTCCTGAAAAACTTGGTGTTTGATTTGGTATATTTGGTATATTCGATATATGCGAGATATTCTCTACATGTCTTGGTGGAGGAGGTGTTTTAGAATACTTTTGCCTTGTCATTTTTTATATAACTATTGATATATTTTTATTTATTTTATGATTAACACTTTACTAATCATCATCTGTAATTTTTGGCGCTAAATAGAATTTTACTGTTGCATCATCTCCTAAACTATACATCGCACAAAGTGGGTAACTATCACAAATTTTCAACTCGATTTCCTTTGTTAATTTATGAAATGCACAAATATGATGTAAATAATTGAGAGCAAATGAAATTCTCAGGTTTTCACCCTCGTTTATTGCAAATTCGGTTAATTCATCTATATTGATTTCTACACACATTTTTCCTGATTCAATACCGTGTGAATATAACACTATTTTCTCTTCAGAACATTCAATCTCCATTGTATCACCAAAAAGTCGTAATTGAGATACAATATTTGAGAAATTAGTAGAGAAAAGAGAGAATTCAGCAGCGTAATCTATAGGTGGGATTTCGATTGCTTCCGATTCGATATCTATAAGCGGAATCTCGAAATGAGTATCGTAGATTTTTACATCAGGTACCTTTTTTACAGGTTTTAAAGCTTGTTTTTTAACTTTTATAGTAACAGTTTCTGATTCGATGACTTTATTTTCTAGTACTTGAGGAGAGGATATAAAATGGATCTCTAACTTATCCTCATTTTCTTTAGAATGATTCAGTGTTAAACTTTGTGATTTATCCTTTGTCGCTAATATTTTTGAGAGAATTCCAAAATTCACACCTAATGTTTCGGATTGAGGACATTCATATTCTGTAAACCAACCTGCTGGTATTTTCAGTTCGACTACAGAAATATGTGATGTATCCATTGTTTGAATAGATAGTCCTTCGTCCGTAAATTGGATATTGATTGTTTCTGTAAACGTACGAATATTTTGGACAATAGCAGTAAATGCTTCTGACTTTGCTGGGTTATTAATAAAAATACGCATCTTGGATATTAGTAGAGAATATAGTATGGAGTAGTATATTCTCTATTACGTTTTATAAAACAAGTCGATTTTATGTAATTCTATTTTTGAATAATATCACTAATTAATCTATAATTATTATCATTACAAAATTTCACAGTTTCGTCTTTTGATAAAAATGATAATTTTTCAAGAACATCTTTTTCTACAACGGGTTTTACTATTTTAATAATCATTTCCATTACTAAAGGTGTATTTATAATACGAAAAAAATTCATATGTTCCGTATAATTTGTATGATGACTCAAACAACGTTTACAAAATTTAGAAATAGCCGGAATAAATCTCTCTGCCGCACTTACTGTAAATGTTCTTAAATTTAAATTTACTTCAAATGATCTATAATATTTGATAGCATAATCGAATAAATTCATAATATGATCAATAATACGATCGTAAATATCATCATATGCAAAAATTTTAAATATTACATAATCTACAAATATTATATTTTTTTCTGGTATAATAAATACTGCAGTTTCAATCATTCTATTAATATCAATATTATCACAAATATATTTTGCACAATCGAATTTCTGATTTTTTTTAAAAATTTTATTTTTAGTATTTTTTTCAAAATACTCCTTTTCGTAATATAACATTTTTTCAAATATCGATAATCCAATTTCTGGAGTTTTTCCATTCTTTAATTCATCCATTAATAATAATTATATTATTATTTTATTTTTATGTTAGTTTTAATAAAATCAATTTTCATCAGTTGATTCTAATGTATCGAACATAAATGTAGTAATATTTTCAGAAGTAGTTGAAGGATTATCATATTGTTCACTATTCTCATTTTCTAATACAAATCTATCTTCCCCATTATCGCCAATATCTGAAAGAATCTGAATACGTTCTTCTAAAAGTATCTTATTAACATCCATAGTGTATGATTGTAGTTTTAGAACAGTATCTTTGAGAGAATTTATTTCACCAGCTAAAATAACGAATTTCTGTTGGAAATCATCTAGAATTTCACTAATATTTGATGGTAATGTTTCAATCTCTCTATTTGAATTATTAAATTCTTGGCTATTCGATAATTCATCATTCATAAATTTTTCTACTTTATTAATTCTAGAATCAAATAATGCAATGACTTGTGGTAAAGTTAAGCCTTGTGTTGGTTGTTGAGGTGATGCTAATCCACCATTAGATAATCTAGGCGCATCAGGTATAGGTGTTGATACAGTTACTCCAGCACGACGTTTTTTTGCAGCAGCGATTCCACTCATTTATAATATATTTGATTTAATAATTTCTCTCTAAGTTATTTGTTTTATTTTTGTTTTTTTAAACTTTACGAGAGATTTCTTTCTCCTTTTTTTAAACTTTACGAGAGATTTCTTTCTCTCCTGAAAATATATACCGAAATATAAATGGATCTTTTACAAGAAACTGGACATGAAACAAAAAAAACATTCTTGAATCATGTTTTTTCAGGATCAGAAGAAGGAAAAGCCGAGATTTTGAATGTCGTACAATATGCGGGTATGGGTGTCGTTCCTATTGTTGTCTTAAATAAATTAATCCAGCGATTTATCCCCGAGGCCGATACTGATAAATCTAGTTTAGAACTTTTAGCCGAAATATTCATTCAATTAGTTGTTATGTTTTGCGGCATTATTGTTGTTCATCGTATGATTACCTATTTCCCAACATATAGTGGATTTAAATATGAATCGCTTACTCTGACCAGTGTGATCCTTGCATTTTTGATTATTGTTCTCAGTATACAGACGAAATTAGGTATTAAAGTGAATATATTAGTTGATCGCGCAAATGAATTATGGAACGGTTCTTCATCAGATGACTCGAATGTTCGTAAGAATGTTAGGGTAAGCGCACCAATGTCTGGACATGTTCCTAGTCAAGCTGATATTTTAGATAATAGTCAGGTACAAAATGATATGTTTCCACCTGCTCCAGTAGCATCAGGTCGCCCTTCGAAATCAAACACAGATGCATTGAATCGTAATAATGATTTCGGATCCTATATGGGCCCAATGGCGGCGAATAGTGTTTTAGGTGGTTCATTTGGATCGATGTTTTAGATCCCAAATTAATAAATAAAAATTATTATTATGTATAAATTCACATAATAATATAACTAAATCATGATAAATCTTACAGAAATCACAGAGAAATTGAATAATCTAGAAATCGACCCTAAAAAAAAAGAAAAATTCGGTGAAGTGCCTACACCCATTCATCTCATAAACGAAATGTTAGACCGATTACCCCACTCTATATGGAAAGACCCGAATAAGACTTGGCTCGATCCTGCAACCGGAATCGGATCTTTTCAAGTCATCGTTTACGAAAGATTAATAAAAGGACTTGAATCATGGGAACCGAACCTAGAAAAACGCCACGACCATATAATTCGGTCGATGCTCTACATGTCTGAGATCAACCGAGAATCCGTAAAACAAGCACGGAAGGTCTTCGGAAAACAATCGAATATTATCCAAGGCGATTTTCTTAAACACGACTTCCAAAATAAAACATTCGATGTTATTTTAGGTAATCCACCCTTTAATGCGGGCCAAAATGTAGAGGATACAGCGAAACGTGGATCGGGAAATCCTATTTGGATCGATTTCGTCGAAAAATCTCTCAAATTATTATGTGAAAAAGGGTATCTCCTTTTTGTACATCCCCCAGGATGGCGAAAACCCACTACAGAATCCTCTAAAACCGAAGGAATGTTTAAGAAAATGGCGCATGATAGACAACTCGAATACCTTGAAATACACGATAAGGTGGATGGCTTAAATACATTCGGTGTACAAACCCGTTATGATTGGTATCTTTTAGAAAACCATCCTTGTAATAAACCTACAATAGTAAAAGATGAATCGGGTAAAACACAATCCATTAATTTAAGACACTGGTCTTTCCTACCAAATTCTGATTATTCTCTCATAAAACGTATTTTAGCGGGTCCTAAAGATAAACATATAGATATCCTATATAGTCGTTCACAATATGCAACAGACGCATCTTGGACAAGTGAAACTGAATCGAAACAATATAAATATCCACTCATACATTCGACACCAAAAGGAGATGAACCCAGATATTATTGGTCAAATACAGTAACGCCTCCTATAAAAGATGAAATCAAACAAATGTTTGGGAAAAAGAAGGTTATATTCGGAGAGTCAGGGTTTCATAATAATACTGTTTTAGATAGTCAAGGAAAATATGGAATGACGCAGGGGGCAATGGCTATACCTTTTTTAAATAAAAAAGAGGGACTCAAAATAAAATCGACCATCGAATCTCCGAATTTTGAGAGAATTCTAAAAGCAATGAGTTTTGGAAATTTCAGAATCGATTGGCGGATTTTTCTTTTTATGAAACACGATTTTTATAAATATATAAATTCTCAAGAAAAATCCACAAAAAAGTACTCTAAAAAAAATCAAAAAATACAAAAACAAAAAAATAATAAAACTTTCAAAAAATCATCGAAACCCCCTATGAAACAAATTCCATAATCATTGGGAAAACCTTTGAAATCTCTCTAGCACATGCAATAGCTACCTCTTTATGTTCCTTCTGTGTTCCATTTCCCGAACGTAATTGAATATAATGTATCCAAGAGCGCAGTGTCCCATTCATATACATCCGCGATACCGTCATACCTTCGGGTAATATAACACGCGCCTGTTCTTTCGCGATTCCATTCGATAAAGCCCATTGATAGGTTGTTTTAGATAGTTCAGCAATTTCCTCTTGTTTTTCTATCCATTGATTTTTTAGACTCGATTCCATCGCAAATTCACCGTATTCTTCGATTTCAATACTATTTTGGCGATTTTTCGTATCTTGTAACCTGGCCTCTCGTATTTCTATTCCTAAATCCGCTACTGCATAACGCTGCGAAAATTCTTGGAAAGAAAACGATCGATGACGAAGAATCTGGCGAGCAATATCGCGTGTCGTCTCAATATACATACAAATCGATACCATTTCAAATGGCGACCAATGCTGGTTCTTGATTAAATATTTCAATAATTTCTCTCCACCTGTCGTATTATCTTGGTTCCCTGGATTCGATACACGAGCACAATAAACGATCATATCTTGTAGTGAAAGTGAATCATCCGTATTTAGTGGTTTTGAATAGGAAACAATCGAAGCAGACATGTTATATAATAAATATAAATAAGAAGCATTTATATTTGTTCAATATATATGAATATACGGTTTATTATTCTATTTGTTGTTATTCTAAATGGTATATATGATATTCTATGTGCAACATCCATTCTAAAAATTACAAATCTTCCTCCTTTAGATAGATTACATTTATCAATGTTTCATACGAAACCAAATAGATCAATTCTTGCGTGCTATTTATTTATAAATGGATGTATTCGTATTATTGGTATTTATCTAAAAAAATATTCAATCGTTTCACTTTCCTATTTTATAGAAGCGGGGTATATCCTATATGAAACTATCCAAAATAATACAATACAATATAAGGCATATTTTGTAATAATCACTTCTCTCCTTTTAGCTGGATTTATATTGGTCTATTAACAAAATCCGCATTCTGTAACATTTCCATACGTTTAATAGATTCTTCGAAATTCTGTCGACTATCTAATCCAGAAAATAGATAATCAGTATTTGGAGCTTCCTCTGATTTTTTTATTTGTTTATAGACTTCATGTATTTTAGAAACCACATTTTGGACGATTTCTTTGTTTTGAATCAATTCGATACCCATTGGAACTGGCTCGGTTAGAAGCGCAACCGCATAATAAAGTAGATATCGACGACGTTTACTCGCAGCCGAAGTATATTTTATACAAAAAAGGGTAAAAATTGACTGCATCGTTTTCTCAATAAAAGGATTTTTTAGTTTCGAACATCTCTCAAATAGACAATCCCAAATAAGCCAAATAATATCGCGTTGTAGTTTAGGTTCAATCGGAATATCTGTTCGTTTTTCACATAGTGTTGGTTCTTTTTTATTCCTACATAAAATATCGAATTCAATGATCCATTCGATCCAATAGCATGCATTTCGCATATTGGAACCCTCGATAGAAATACAGTAGGCAAATTCATTTACTGGAATAAATATTTCTTTTGGATCCTTTTTCTTAAACACATTCTCTATGAAATGTACATTGGGGGCTTTTAATCGATCGGTCATTTGTGTCATATCGAATTCTTCTGTTCGGTTTATTTTAATGGATTCGAATGAATTTTTTTTATTTGATAACGAGAGAATACAAATAACTTCTGCAAATAAAGTACGAATTTTCGATGAATTTCGAAGATCTAATTCTGTTACATACATGCCTTGTCCCATAATATTTCGAAAAATAGTATAGCGCATTTCTAAATAAGACGCAAGTTTTGGATTTCCTAAATGAATATATTTACCGACGTAATGGAGGATGGTTTCCCATAATTCCATAAAATGTCCAGCGCATATGAGTTCAGCTGCCCAATGACATGCAGGTTCTATTTTTCCATTTACCATAGATCGTATGAGTTGTTCTCTCACAATTGTTTTTTTATATTTTGAAAATGTAATCCCAGCGAATTGTCCAGGAGTTCGCATATCATTTATGAGAGAATTTGAGGGGATATCGGACATTCTAATAAATAATAAGAAAGAGTTTTTATCTTTTTTACACCTTTCTTATTATTCTAATATTCTAATATTCTAATATTCTAATATTCTAATATTCTAATATTCTAATATTCTAATATTCTAAAATGTTGACCTATACTATTTTACAAAAATCCAGTTTTCTTATATTCATTATTTGGATTCTCTCCTTTTTTCATAAAGTAAATCATTGGATATTCTATTTATTACAGGTTTCTTTAGCTGGATTATTCATAACCAGTTGTTTATTTTGGAATAACCCTATTAAAAAATCGAATTATCATAAAATAGATGCTATTACTGTGAGAATAACGCTATGTTTAACTATCATATATACACTATTGTTTAATACCCCTTCAACCCCATTTTTATACATGTATTTCATTCTCCTATTTTTTCTTTTAGTATCATTTATATCTTCTACTTATTATTCGGATATACATTGGTGCTCTGAAAAACATATATCTTATCATTTATTTTTACATTATTATGGTTGGTTAATCGGACTTTATGCGATAGTATGATAAAAATAATAGAATATAATGTAAAAGATCATAATTTAATCTATCATTATGAAACTGATTTTTATAAAATTTTTTATATATCAGAGCAATTTAATGATATTTTTAAAATAATATATAATGACGTA